GTATACAATTTCTCATATACTCATTTGATTTTTATTCTTCTGTTTTTTCGCATGAACAAGGATTGTGTTCGCATAATTCACATTTAGTTTCATCAACGATTGGTGCAACTTCTTGTTTTGCTTTCTTAGTTCTCTTTTGTTTTGGTTTAGTTTCTTTCTCTTTAACTGGTTTATCTTGTTTTGGTAATTTGATGTGTTCTAATTGTAATTTTGTTTCAGTGATTTCTACTGGATTTGGAAGCAATTCATTTACGTGTTCAATGTAAGGTGCATACATATCTAGTTGATACATATTGTGTAATTGATACTGAGTGTATGCAATTGATGTGTCAAATTTGATGTCGATCGTATTCTTTTTTAGATTGATGATCTGGTTTTCAAATTGTGGTTTAATTTTGTACATAATTTTCTTTGATGTAATTTTTATATTGATCTATGATTTTAAATAGATCTTCTTGTTGTTTAGTTCCATATTTGTAATTCAGGTTATAGAACTTTAATAAACCTTTTCTTGATGTAATATCGTTGTCTAGCCAATTTTCAAATAATATCTTATCATAACTGTTTAATGTCTTTTTGAATGCGTCTGTTAAACTCTGAACAGCTTCTTCGATATTATATATATTATTGGAATCCACGAGTCTCTCGTCACTTTCTTTGTTGTTTTCTTCTTCATCATTATTTTGGTCGAAGTGTTCATCTAATGAAAACATAGAAGAAACTACTGTAGATGTGTGGTGTGCGTTAAGAATCAATTCTTCTGATAAATCTATGGGTTTTGATTTGAACCAATAATATAATTGGTACACGTAACGTTTGATGAATACAAGAATGTGGTTATCGTCTCCAATCTTATCGATGTGATTGATGCAATTCATATAACAATTAGTGAATATAACATCTTTATCGAATTTGGATTTAGATTTGTTAATTACTGATCTGATCTCTTTTTCATTCTTTGTAAAATACTGGTCAATTTGTTGTTTGGTCATTTTAGTAGGTCGGTTATTTTTTCTTTGAATACCGGATGCCACTTTTCGTAATCGCTTCTAAAACAGAAACAACTTCTATAATGTTTGCAATTGGTATCTTCTTTTCCTTTAGAACAATCACAAAGGAAATAATCGTCATACTCATTGATGTTGATTAGTTTTTGAATTAGTTTGTATCTGTATTTACTCATAATGATTTGTTCAAAATCATTAAAGTTATTGATGACATCTATTTCCTTTGTATTGAAATGTGTTGTTAAATCCATTTTAATCTAAGAATTTTTTTATTGCTTTAGTCACAAGCATAGATGCAAATGATAAGATGAATGCATATGGAAATAATGTTTGCATGAATATACTTGCTGTAATAAATACAGTGAACGTTGTACACTTCCAGCATTTAAAAATTTCTAATGCTTCTTTAAGCCAATAATTTTGTGTACTATTTTGTGTATTTGCTATGAAATTCTGTAGCAATGGATATTCAGTTATCCACCAGCATGCCATCCATAATGTTAAAATTGTGATCATAATGTTTTCTTTCTGTTTTATTTTTATATATTAATCTCTCAAAGTCGTTTTTAGTAAATATCCATTTTTTCTAATTTTTCCACGACATTGTTAAACATATTTAAGTTGTGTATGATTTCATACAATTCATTTTCTTTAGCATACGCCAATACATTATCCAATTTACTTTTTAAATAATGATGTACACCAATCATTTTAATCTGGTTCAAATCTGAAACGCTATCTTTCAATCTTGCATTTGTGTAGTGTAAATCTAGGATCTCAATATATGATAAGCATTTGTTTGTCATCATTGGTGCATAAACGTTATCTACTATAAGCGTGATATAATCAAATAATGTTTCATTTTCATCAGATACAGTTAAAAGAATTTCAGGAATATCATAAACAATATTGTTTAGTTCTTGTGCTTTAGCTAAGTGTTGTTTCATTGAGTTGTGCATTGTTGGTGGTCAGTTGTTTTTATTAAAATATTGAATATGTTGTTGTTTTCTTTTCTTCTTTTTGTGGTTGTTTAGGCATCTTTAATTCTTCATACCATGCGATGAATTGTTTGTTGCTAAAGAAGAAATCAGTGTAGAACTTTGCGTCTTCTGTCTGTAAGTGATAAACTGATTTCAATACTTTATCTTCTCTTGAAGCAATCGTTTTTTTATTATACATTTCACGCTTACCTCGATTCAATTTACCTTGGTCAATAAGATCTAAAATATCCCAGATTAAAACACCATTCCACATAAAGTTAATGTATAAGATACCAGCTTCTAAATTGTATTCTTTTAATAATACATCTTTTTCTTCTTTAGCTTTTAATATTTTTTCTTTATATGATTTTTCATAAATATAATCTTTGTGTAATTCTTCTCTTACTTTAGCTTCAATAATATAGTATGCAATAAAATTATTTTTTTTATCATAAATTTTAACTGTACCATCAAATTGTTTTTCCCATAATGGTGCTTCATTAAAATCATATTTTCTAAATCCAGCTTTTTTATTTAATGCATCAAAGAATTTATTTAAACAATATCTTTCTCTAACTGATGTATGTTTTTTAGCTTCTTCTAAAGTTTTATGTTCATATCCGTGATTTTTCATAGCTAATTTAATAATTGTTTTATTTTATATATTAAATTTAAAAGTCAAAAAATGCTATTTTGATGTTTTTATTATATAAATTTCATTACACAATTTAATTTGGTTATCTTGATTTTTTGATTCATTTACAAAACAACTATTAGTTACATCTTCACATATATCTTTTAAATATCCTACATTATGTTTTAATAATAATATTTGCTTGTTTTCTTGTGCTACAGCTAAACTAAATACAACATCTGACATTCTCTTATATTCTGAATAAAATAGTTCTTTAGAATTGAAATATGATGTTCTAAATGCAGTTACACCGGTTCCTGCAACATCAATATAATCTTGTATATTGTTTTCTCTTAAACAACTATATGATTTATGACCGGTATAATATGGAACATTGATTCCATTTAATTTTCTTCCATGATGAGTAACAATACAATTATGTTCTTTTACAGCTTTAACCATATCTTCTATATAAGTAACCGGATAAAGAATATCATCATCCATAGATAAGAATATACAATCTTCTTCTAATATTGTTAATGGATAAAATTTACCGTTATCAGTTGCATTAAATTTATTTTCATCGTTATTGTATATGAATATTTTATCTGGTTTTAGTGTTTGATCTTTTAAACGTTGAATAACTTGGTTTAATGTTTTCTTTCTACTATTCATTGTAGCAATACCAACAACAATCATTTCTTTCTTTTCTTCTTGTTTATCTCTACCAATAGTTATTAATGGATTATTATTTCTTTCTAATTGATGCATTGTTGATGGATGTTGGCCGTGAAATACAAATGAATAATTTGGTGTATACATTTTAACATTTAATTTATTTAATCGATGTGTTAATTGTTCACCAACACCAGATGATATATTTTTATAATATGTAAATCTACTTTTATCAATTGGATTAATTTTAAATTCAAGTAATTCTAATACACTATAATTACAAAAGAAACCACAATCAGTAAAGAATACTTGTTTATAATTATCATATTGAATTGGTTTAATTGTATTCCAACACATTTCTCTTCCGTCATTTGCTAAATTAAATACATATGGTTCATCAAATGTATTATGATAATTAATTATCGATTCAAAATCATAGTTAGAAAAATCATTTGGTATAAATAAATACATATCATACTTTGTATCTTTTAATCTATTTAATACAAAATTCCATTTTTCCCAAAAACCTGGTTTACCACTGTGCTTAAATTTATGCATATTAGGACGCGTATAAGAGCTTTCGTCATCTAATATAATATAATCTATAGATAAATTATTTTGAGTGTCTCTAAATCGTTCTATTTCACTAATAGTGTTATCTAACATATCTTCTCTTTGATAGTTAAATATTGTTATATGTAATTTCATAATATAATTATTTTATTTTTATCATCCAAATATAATTTGGGTCTTCATCACATATATCAAATTCAAATCCATATTTAGTGTATAGATTGATTGCTATAATATTATCTTGTCTTACTTTTAAAGTTATATACTCAACATTTTTAGTTAGTTCTATAACCTCATCCATCATCATCTTTCCATATCCATTACCTATATATTCTGGTTGAACATAAAATGCACTTAATAAAAAATATGATTGAAATAAATATTCTGTATCTTCAAATTCTAATTTAAATGAACATATTGTTTCATAGTTCTCATTAATATAAGTATAATTAAATGAATTATGTTTATCCCATATTTGATGATTTTTAATTAAGTATAACATATTTTGTTTCTTTACTTTTTTTTCTATATCATCAAAATCGTCTTTTGTTAAACTGCAAAATGTTTGATTTAATTGTGTTTTCATTTTTTCTTTTTGTATTGTTTTTTATATTTATTTTTAGCAATGTATTCATTCCATAATCTTTCGTATTCATCTAAAGGTAAATGCTTAATAGTATCTACATATTCTTTGTGTTTTGCATATGCTCTACCAGCAACACCTTTAAATCCTCTATTAGCAAAACGACCGTCTGTTTCTGGATTTAATACTTTCTTTTTAACTACAACTTTTGGTTCTACAATAACAGGATGTTCATCAACATATTTTTGTAATAAATCTATTTTTTCTTTAACTGTTAATTTATTATTATAATCTAAACCTAATTCTTTTGCTAATGTATTTCTATCATCTTCTCTGTAATCTTTTGTTGGTACAATACATCTGTTTGTGTACTTATAAATATTAATTCCATTATCATGGTATTCTGTTTTAGTAATTCGCTTATCACTATCTACACAAACAATACCAACTAATAAACTTTTTTTGTATATTAATAGATTTATTCCTGTATATTTACCACCATTTCCTTGATTAATCATTTTCTTAATACTATAATGTTCTGGTAATTCAAACTCATTAATGAATCGTTCAATTGTATTTAAACTAATTAAACCATCAAACTCTTTTATATCTTCTATTATTTTCATAACTATTATCTATTTCTATTTTTTAAATATATATTATATGCAATTATACCAGCTTCTGTTAATTCATATATTTATTCTTTTTTGATAAACCAACCTAAATTTAATCTTGTTGATTTATCTCCTTCTATAAATACATTATGCGGTTTATCATTCTTTATATCCCACCACATTGCTTCTATAAATATTTGTTTCATATCACTATCTGTTGTTGTTTTCATATAATATATAATAAATAATAATTGTGTAAAATAGAATTTCAAGATAATAATCACGTCCACTTTTTTCAATATCGAGTCAATACATATAATATGGTTCCATGAGAACAAGTCCATCATCAACCAATAAAAATAAAATGATTTTAATTTATTTAAATCCATTATCAACTATTCTACTATTCCCATTCCTATCTTATTGTAGGGGGTTTTTTCTAAAAACAATTACTACCTATTGTAGGGGGTTTTTATTAATAAATATTCTAATACCCGGGTATTAATACATATTAAATTTCAATAAAATATAGTAACTTATATAAAATATCTATACCTTTGTGGGTAACTTTTTACATTAAAATAACTCCATAGTAAACTTCTGTAAACTGATTCAATCATCAAAAAGTTACCCACAAAGATATACTATATTACTTATTATTCTATTACTTATTTTTAAGCTTTTCTATGTTGAGTTGCGATCCGACGCCCAGCTCTTAGGCTGGCAGGATCTAGCAACAGAAAATAATTAAAACTTTTTTGAAAAAAGTTTGTAAAAACAGCAAACGTACACCGAACGATTAATATATAATTAAAACAATCACACAATTGTTTACGAGGTTTTTGACTTTTTATGGGGTGAGAGTAGCTACTCACCCCTCCTCAAAAAGAAGTCAGCATAAAAAGTTAAAGTCACAAATGAAAACAACGAGATTAGTACCAACAGCGTACATCAACAAAATTAAAGAATCAAAAGATTTGATTCAATCAATTGTAGCAAAAGAAAAAGAAGGTAAGTCTACAGCATCAGCAAAGCAATTAGCATACAAAGAAGAGAAGTTAATACATCTTGCAGCTTATTTATACGAGCGTAGCAATAACTTATATGCATTAAAGAAAACATACAGAGGTATTCCTGAATCAATCTTAACTGAAATCATTGGATTCTCTGGTCGCAAGCAAACAAATTTACACTTAGAAATTTTAATTGAATTAGGTATCATAACTAAGAGTGGTAAACCTAAAAAAGGATTCTCTTCATTCGAATACAAATCTACACCGCTTGATGTATTTTGTGTTTCAGGATATGGTGATCACTCTCAATTTACAAAGATGGAGTTTGATATGTCAAGAGTAAAGAAAGCGTTTAAAGGCAATCTATTGTTAAATAAGGCTATTCAAGAAAGAGCAAGAGTAGATGTTACCTCATCAGCATTCATTGAAGTTAAAAATAATATTACAGAAGAACAGAAAGCACACTTTAATTACATTGAAAATTACTTTAGAAATGATTCATTTGGTTTTGAAGTAGCAGATGCAAACAATAGAAGAATGAGTATCTTTACATCATGCAAAAGAGAGATTAGAGAATTGATTACAATTGATGGTGAGAGAACTATTCAATTTGACTTAGCTAATTCTCAACCAGCATTCTTAGCAAACTACATCAAATTTCAGTATGAGAAATACAATTTGAAAATGACAAAAGACATTGAATTATTCTATGCATTATCTTGTTCTGGTCAAATTTATGATTACATTGGAGATGAGTTATACAATGGTAATAGAAATCAAGCTAAAGATTTATGGATGAAAGCTGGATATGGACAAATGTCATTACGTTTAGCAGGAGACGAAGTACAACAAGTAAATCAAAAAGGATTGGAATTAGCTAAATTATTTCCAAATGTAATTAAGTTCTTAGACAACAAGAAAATGGTACAAGAATACAACCAAGTGGCTTTAACATTACAGAAATTTGAAGCTAAATTAGTTAACAAGATTTCTGATAAATTATTTGAAATGGGAATTGTTAACATTACTGTTTACGATGAATTTATTGTAAAGATTTCTGACACTTACGATGCTTACACAACTATTAACAAAATGATCAAAGAAGCAGGTTTAGATTTAATTTTAAAAACTGATAAAAAATAATTCAAAAAGTAAAAAACGACTTTGAGAGAACAATATATAAAAATAAAACAAAACAATTATGACAACATTAACAATTATTTCAGTTTCTATTTTAGGATTAGTCAATGGTTTTTACATTCAATCATTAAGATCTAAAATTAAAAATTTAAAAGAATCAAATGAAAATTATGATTCATACAGTGATGATCTATTAAAAGAAATTACTAGATTAAAAGAAGAACATTTAACTGATATTAAAAAAGCTTTAACTTGTTCTGACAATGATAGAAATAGATGGTATCTAAGAATAAGAATAGGAGAACAAATTCAAGAAGATATTGAAAAAGGAACTTGGCAAGAAGAAAAATAAAAAATAAACACAAAAAATAAATCATGACAACAGAAAAACATTTATTAGATGTTTCTAAAATTTTAATGGAGACTTTTAAACAAGGGAGTGAATTAAAAGAATGTACTATCAGTCACATATTTGGTAATCAAGAATTAACATTTGAATTTGAAGAAGAATATTTTTTAGATTTAATTGATAATTCTTCCGATCTTGAAAAAGTACATAATATATTCGATACAATTTCAGATTTTGGTTTTACAATAGCATTAGCTGATGGAAACGATGAAGGATGCAGATATACTGTATACAAATCATAAAAAAAAAATAAACACAAAAAATAAATCATGACAAATCAAGAATTAATTAACTTAAAAGCTGGATTAGAGCAAAATATCCAGGGATTGAAATCACTAAGAGGAATTAAGTTTGCTTACGCACTTAATAAAAATTTCAAGATGCTTGCTACAGAAATTGAAACATTCTCAGAAATGTTTATGCCGACGGAAGGTTATAAATTATTTGAAGAAGATCGTACAGAATTATGTAAAGAGTTTTGTGAGAAAGATACAGATGGAAATTTAGTATTTACGAATAACAATTCGGCTTATGCAATTGACATCACATCGGAAGCATGGAAAGAAGCATACAAAGCATTAGAAGAAAAACATAAAGAAGCAATTGATGAGCATAATCAAAAAATTGAAGATTACAATGCATTCTTAATTGCTGAATCAGAAATTGAACTTCATAAGATTTCTATTGACGAAGTTCCCGAATCAATTTCAGTAGAAGAATACGAATGGATTCAATACTTCATTCAAGAATAATTAAAAAAGCTGAAAATATTTTCAGCTTTTATTTTTTTTATTCAAAAAATATTCGTAATTTTACTTGATGCCTTCTCCTAACTTGTTAAATATTTAACATATTATTTTCAAAATATTTTCATAAACGTGTTTCTAGTATTCAAAAAAGTATTATATTTGAGTATAACAAAAACAAATAAAATTAATGTTTATGAAAAAACAAGAATTAAACAGATTAGCTTTGACAGTTACAGAGTTAATGGCAGAAAGACCAGGAAGTTCAATACTGACTGAGACAGCTCGAAAAGCATTAGACAAAGGTACACATATGAATTACCTTAAGATGATGTGGGAGCAAGCAAATCAAGCTTCTAAACAAGTTAAAGCCATTCTCGGTGAAGATTTATTTGAGCAAGTAAAAAATCTCAAAGAATCAGATCTAAAAGATTACAAAGCTTAATCAAACAATGGAACCCTCACTTTGAGGGTTCCTCTTTAAAAATTAAAACAAAAAGTTATGCACAAAATTAGCATTTTTAGTAAAGAAAAAGGAGTATCTGTTGTTGATGGAAAATTAGTAACAGACCCAAACAAAAAATACATTGGACATTTTGATGTGTTTTTCAAATCTGAATCAGAATATAAGATTCAAGGATCTTTATTAGTTCCTGATTATCCACGATCACGTGATTTCTTTTATGAAATTGAACCTGGTATCGATTCAAGTACACTAAATTCTATCGTCATGCAATTACTTGTGAATTTAAAACACAAAATTGAAAATGGTGATAATGAAGAATCAAGACTTGCACAAAATTGGGTTGCAGTGATTGAACGAACATTCAATAAGTAAACAATTAAGATTTGTTTTTGTTAGACAAAAAATAATAATATATAATTAAGAAATGCTGGTCAGCATTTTGTTGTTAGAATTATTTTTCCCTCACTCATTTCTGGGTGAGGGTTTTTTATTTGGAAAAAAACGACATTTTTAGAATAATATATAAAAATAAAAGAAAAACGATTATGAAAGCAAACACAGATTTCTTCCATCACTTAAGTAACAAGCGTATTGAAGATCTTGACTTTACAAAGATTGAAATGCCTAAAGGACCTAAGCCATCAATTCACAATGAAATCATGAAATTTATTGAAGAATTGAAAGAAGAAAATAAATTAACAAAAATTAACAAATAAAATTTTTACCATTAAACTAAAAGTGTTATATTTGAATATAACAAATAAATAATTAAAAACAAAAACAAAACATTATGAAAAAATTAATTTTAACATTAGCAGTTGGACTTTTAACATTAGCATCTTGTACAAAAGATAAAGTTCAACCAAGTACAACTAAATCAGAAGTTGTATTGGAAACAAGATTTGTGACTCAAGACTCAGTTCCAGTTGATACATTTTATGCATTGCAATTTGGAACAGGTCAAACAGAAAATTGGTGTCAACATTTATTTATTGGTACTTGTGGAATGTGGGGCATCAATACTAACTTTGATTCAAATTCAATGAGACGAGTTGAAATCTACAAAGCTGGTGATAATGTACAATCAGCAGTTTGGATTGGTGAAATCGGTGTTAATCCAACTGATTCAACATTTATCATTCAAGAGATTATGGGTCAGTACATTGATGTAGTTCCAATACAATGTGATGGTTTAACTAGATTACAGATTCAAGAATAATCAAAAAAAAAGCGGTAAATTTTTTACCGCTTTTGCTTTTTGTATTCAAGTATTTTGTATATTTACATATAACAAAAAACAAATAAATATGTTTAACTTTTTCAAAAGAAAAAAGACTAAGGTAAAACCTAAGTCAATGAGAAAAGAGTATGTCACTCTTGAATGGACAGAATTGGGTATTGAATTATGTGAAATTATGTCCAAATCGGACCACGTAACGTACTCGTTTCTTGCTAAGCATTGTATTGAACACAAACAATATAATGCGTTCTTAGATGTGATGTGTGACATCATGGAGCATGATGAAGAACTCATCAAAAAGTATGTTGGTGACGAGATCATCAAAAAGATGTGGGATAGAATTTACAAATTAAGTAAATAATCCTAACAGAGAAAGCCCTAGAAATTCTAGGGCTTTTTATTTGTATAGTATGTTAAAATTTTAACAATTTAAAATGGAGCATCAAGTAAAATTACGAATAAAATTTTACATAAAAAAATAAAATCACATTTTTTTTGAAATAAAATTCAATTTTCTTTTAATTGATTTCATATCAGTTCTTCTGGTATTATCATGCAATTGATGATCGCCATTAAACTGATTCAGTTTATCATTTATGTCAGATCTGATTTCTCTAATCAATTCTTTCATAGTTTTATTTTCAGTACATTCTATCATTTCTTAATCGAATCTATTTTTGTCATAATAATTTCTCTAAGAGTCTTGATTTCATTGATAATTTCAGTTTTGTTGACTGAATCATTTTCAACTAATTTATCAAGAGTAACAGTCAATTTTGATATGATGTCCAAAGTTTCTCTCTCATTTGTACGTAACTCCTTATTCAACTCTTCAATTTGAGCTACATATTTCTTTTCTTTATTAAAGAAGTAATAAATACCTGCAACAAGAGTGGCAATAACTGGAGCTAATTTTGCTAGGCCTAATAGTATTTGATCCATTATTCAGTGGTTTTATGTTTTTGTTTTCTTGTGTATTTCTTTTTGTTCTTGTAAACGTTGGGTCTAGTTGCTGCCCAAATTTCTTGCTGTGTTACTTCTATCTTTTCCATTACGTAAATGCTACATAAATACTACCACCTTTTGAACCACATCCACAATCACACCATATAGATCTATCGCTATTTAATTCATCTGTAAATTGAGGAAATGATTCTTCATTTTCACAGATGAAACGTTCCATAGTAGATTTGTATTCTGCGCTATTTTCGTACGCTCTCTCAGCTTTAAATTTAGTTGTTGCATCTTGTGTTGGAGCATAGAAATCAGATGAACCCTGAACAGATCCTTTGTTAGATAATTGCCATGATAAATCATAATAAGCGTTGTATGCAAATTCCCATGCCATAGTTTTTTGAATCAATTTGATTAATTCTTTCTCTTTAGCTGTGAAATTATCAACATTTGTGCTACGATATACATTATACTTATCAAGTAAATAAATAGCAAAGTATGAACCCAAAGTTTTTTTAATTCTTAGGTCAAAAATAGTAACAAGATTATGTTCGACATTTTTCATATCGACATTATCTTGAACTGGTGAATATTCTTTAACGAAAGATTCGTCTATAAAGTAAATCATATCTTAAACTTATTTTTTTATTTCTTCTTTTGGTTTATCAGATGCAGCAGTCAATAATGATACATCGATAGGAGAATAATCATTAATTTTTATCTTAACAATTTTAGGATCCAATCCACAGATATAGACTAATTCATTTAAGACATATTCAATGTGTGCTCTGAATGGTTTAACTACAGTATTTTCAAATCGACCGATTTCAATTTTTAACTCCTGATTCATACCCAATGAACCAGCTGTTTTAACACCTAAAAGTGCTGGGTTCATTTGGTGTGCATAACATATCTGTTCAGTAACACGTTTATCTAATACTTCAAAACGCTTATCATTTTCATTTGTTTGCATCTGTGTAATTTCTGGTAAGTTTTCTTTACCATTACAGAAAAAGAAAACAGCATTACCGTTATTTTCTGCACCCTTTTGATCTTTAAATGACTTAATGTATTTTTGACGCTCCATTGGATTTTCAATGATATATGGAACAGCTATTACCATTCCAATATTGATTGAATTTAACATATCGGCGCGACTAAATAATGGAATTTCTGCAGCATTTACTATATCAGTGAATGCAGTATACCATTTTGGTAAAGCATATGGCTTTGTACCTTGTATGTGACCATCATATGCTATCATATACTTACCAGGTGTATCTTTATTGTCAATAGTGTATAATGGATATTTACATAAATTATAACTTGTATACCAATCGTCTGCTGTCCAAAATTTAGTAACTGAAGGATTGTATCTTGAATCTCCTGGGTCTACACGACACACCGTAGTTAGATCTTGATCGTAAACATTTACTTTAATGTTGATACGGTTGTGAATTTTGTAATCATATGTAATTGCCCAAGCCAATTTAACAATATCATTACGTCTTTTAAACATATTGATCTTCTGTTTATCTGATTCAGATAGTGTATCAAATCCTTCAAATTCAATTCCACCACCAAGAACCCAGTCAACAGTATCGTTGATACAAGCAGCATGAATTGGTGCTCCAGAATTGTACAATTGATTAAATTTATTAGGTAATAAGTTATCATCAAGATAAAAATGAACATAATTATCATCTCCTACTTGTGTATCTAAGTAAGGTAAACTATCATAGATATTAATTCTATTACGGTATGTGTTAAATGCCTCATGCTGCATTGATGAGGTATCGTTATTGTTTTCTTTATCAACAATTAATTTTGTTGGTGCTTTGAATTTATCTAAAAATCCCATATTTTTCGTCTTATCTTTTTTATATTGGCATATCGTTGTAAGATATTGCCTCAATTGTGTTTATTTTATTATCTAAAATCTGTACTACCATTTTGCCTATAGCAACATAATTATCTTCAATATCCATCTGTTTTGCTTCATCTAAGTCGATTGGTAATTCATTAGTACTAATTACATAGTATTCGTATTGACCACTAATAAGACAAAGAGGTGCATTATCTGTAAATTCTGGATTTGGTAATAATGTAGAATCTTCTTCTAATTCAAAAAGATCCCAAGTTGCAATCATACCACTCATATTTGTGCTGACAAAGTATACTACATCATTTGTCATGACGTTAATAAACTTAAAATAAAATTCAGCAAATACACTGGTAGATGTAAGCTGCAATAGTATTGGGTTATTAGTATCTTTCTTAATGTAAATCATTGAATCAAATAAAAGTATATATTAATATATTATTAAAAAGAAAAAGCCACAGAATTCTGTGGCTTTAATACTTTTGATTTATCTGATTCGGAGATTAAGATAATGTACCGAATTTTCCAGTTGAAACCAATGCATCAATGTTAGCTTCTTCGATACCGTAAACTAGTTGATCTAATTCACCTACGAAAGTCAAAGTATACATATTCGCATCAGTTGGAGCAGCACCAGTAGATGTATCAACTGTTGTAAGTACTAAGTTAGTACAGAACCAGTATTGACCATTTTTATCTGGAGCAACAGCTACCAATTCTCTAGCACCAGAAGCCATCGTGTTGATAGCAGCATGCTTAGAGTATTCACGTCTGTTAACTTGAATAGTTAACGTTACAGTGTTAGTTGAGTTATCAGATGTTGGATCTGTAACTAAGTTCTCTCCCAAGTTTGATACGTTTTTACTGAATTTGAATTCTACTGGTAATACTGGAACAGTACCGTCATTAAATTCAACAGCAGTAATAGTACCTAAAGTTGGGTTTTCGTTATATCCTAAAAGATTATCCTGCAACCAGAAATAAGTGTATGTTTTCATACCACCAGCATTCTTAGCACAGTTCTTAGGAATTCCTACAATTGGACCACAAGCCATAGTTTTAAATTTATAATTTTTTATTAATGTTTTTGTTTAAAAAGCGGTGAGTGAATCCCACCGCTTTTCTTATTTTTTATTCTTTATTGATTAAGATAAAGAAGGACCGTAGTAAGTAACGCGTTCGTAATCGAAGATTGTAACTCCGAAGTACAATTGGATTTTGAAGCGAACTTCGTCTTCCAACCACTGAGACATATCAACGTATTTAACTACTGCTGCCATTGGGTCTAAAGAGAATGCTACACCGAAAACAGCTTTAGGTCCGAAGATCATAGTGTTATCTGGCAATTCTGGAACTTCGATGATTTCCCAAGTACCAAACATTCTACGTCCCTGTGCTACAGTGATGTTGTTGTTAATGTTTGATGCTGCACCGTCGAATGCTAATCCTACGTTAGATGATACGAATAATTTTGCATCTTCTGGACGTAAACCTTTTACTTTTGGACGGTAAGTAGATGAAGTACCTTCACCGATTACTGCTAATGCTTTCTCAACAACGTTAGCCATTGTGATTGCTGCATAAGGAGCAACAACGTGTACATCTGCGATGTTGTTTGCGATCAATGTTAAGAATCCATCGAATTCTGCATCACCACCAGGGATAGATGTATCACCAATCCACATATCATTTTGCAAATCTTTTCTGAACATTTCAGTAATGAATCGTGCAGACTCTTTAATGAATGAATCAGGAGTGATTGGTCCCATGATGTCGCGGTTTGCTTGGTCTTTCAAGATTGACTCCAAGATTGGGAAACGACACATCTTAACGTATGCACCAACACCTTTAGTAGTGATTTCCAACCCACGTAAAGTCAAGTCAGTAGATACATTTGTACAAGATGTAGCTTTCAATACACGAGTTTCCAATAGATTTGGTAACTTCAATGTACCGATTACATTTGACTGAACGTTAAAGTTAGCCAAGTTTGCTTCGTTATAAACTACCAAGTTTAAGAATTCCGTAGCAATTGTGTCTTGTTCGATAGCGCTAGGATCGATTGTAATATCGAACTTGTAACGATCGTTTGATAATTGAAATTTGTTCATAATTTTATTTTAAAAAATGATTTTTTATTACACTTTTGAAAGCGTCTTTTTTGTTTATTTCTGTTTTTTCAGATTTTAGATTTTCTTCACCTTCTTTGATTTTAGCTTCGTCAAATTTCATTGACAATTCTGTAATCATTTCTGTGATTTCGTCAATTTTTGGTTGCATGACTTCTTCAAATTTTGCTTGAATCAATGCTTCCACGTCTTCTGCAGACATACCTACTGGAGTGTCCTCTTTTGGTTTGTCTCCTTCTTGCGGTTGATCTTCATTTGCTTGAGTATCACCTTCTGGTGCATCTCCAGCAGGAGCTTCTGATGTGATAACTACTTCTGTAATCAAACCATTCTCAACAGTAACATCGAAAACAGTACCATCATTTACATCAGTCCATTCTTCTGTTCCTGTGAAATCAGCATAAGATTCATCTCCTATAATCTCTGAGTAGTTACCACCAATTGGGAAGTCAACTAGAATCTCTTCGATTGTTGCAAATGATTCTTTTTTAACAGAAATAGTGAACAAAGTCTTAGCACCTTTTTTAGTAGGTTTTCTAAATAATTGCTTATCCATTTTTTCTTCTTGATTTTTATTAAATTTACTTTTCAGTTGTTCATAAATTTTACTAAAGAAACCTTCTAACGAGAATGACTTAATTCCATTTTCTTTTAAGAATTTAAAGTAGTCTGCATTAGTCAGCTGAATTTTCATAAATGACCCTTCAGCGTCTCCTAGTTGTTTTGGAAATTCAATTCCGTATTTTTGTTTAATGAACTCTTTTTGTTCTTGTGTTTCAACATAATCTATTGAATAAATATATGCCGGTACGTCACCTTCTTTGAAACCCAATTTCTCTAATGTCTCAGCATGCTCTTGTAATGATTGTGGATCTCTGTGTTCAAAATTTATTTTAAATCCATCTGCCATTTTAATTGACATCATCTTCTCATGCATTGCTCTAGTTACTTCTTTAGGAAATACTAGATTATATTCGTAACCATCAGATTCAATTCTATATATTTCAAAATCAGACAATGAGAAATATCCTGCGATTTGCATCTTTTCGTCATTGAAATATTGCTTCTCTAGAATGTTCTCAATCTTCTCTGCTTTATTGAATGCATATCCCTCAATTTCAATTGCAGGTCTTTTAACTACAGCAATCTCGTCTATTCCTGATTCAGGATTAGATAAAAGAGTATTCAAATCAATTAGCCAAGTGTCTAGTTTCATATAATAATATATTATTAAAAAAAATAAATGAAGAAAAAACGACTTTGAAAGAATAATATATAACTATAAATAATAACAAAAATTATGATTACAATTAACAACTACGAATGCAAGACATCAATTGAAGAATTTACATTGAACGAATTCGACCGCATGAATCTGGTATTGAATGACCACAAATTGAACAAGATGGAGAAGAATCTTCAACTTATGAAAATCGCCGGATATAAAGGTGAATTAAAACTAGTATCTCTGAAAACATTAAAGACATATATCAGTGAACTAAATGCTCAAGCAGAAAAAGATGCTGAATTTGTAGTTCAAGATCTTTTAAAATCGATTGAAATTAATGGTAGAAACTATGTTTGTTATACAGAAAATATCAATGATGAATTAATGGGTTGGGACACTGGATTAATTGCTGAATTACCAAGAAAACGTGGTGGCGAATATATGACAGAAGCAATTGCTATCCTTTTTAAAGACGATCAGCTAACTCACGTTGAACATTATACTGATGCACATATTAAGTACAAGACAGAATTATTTGGTAATCAGAAATTGAGTCTATTCTATCCTTATATCAAATTTATTGTACAGAATATTATCAATCATGCTGAAGCTGAAAATAATAACGATCGTTTAGATCAAATCATTAATGAAGTAGAACAGTTAAGTAAGGCGCAAGATGGAAATAACTAAAAATGATTTATTTGAAGCATTACCAACATCTTGGAATGACATAACTCTTAGTGATTATACATATCTTCAAGAAATAAAACAGAGATATGTAAATGAAGAGTTAAATGCCACACAATTCTTGTTCGAAACACTTGAATTGATGACAGGAATCAGCACAAGAGAGAAGGTTTATTATACTTTAAACAACAATGAGACGCGACTTTTATCAAGAAACGTCTCATTTCTTAAAAATTTACCAACAAAATATGCACCAGCAATTGAAATTAACGGTGAAAAGTATGAGTTAATGGATCTTGAATCAATGAAAGTGAATGAATATTCAGCTCTTGATTACTATTTGACTAATGATATTGTCAATAATGTGCATAGAATAGCAGCTATTTTGTATCGAAAACATAAAGAAAATGAGTTTGGCAACAAGATACGTGAACCATTTAATTATAATTATGAAGAACGTGCTGAATTATTCAAAGAATTGCCTATGAATTTGGTATATTGTGTAGATTATTTTAAAGATTTTCGTATTCAAGTACAAGAAATGTTCCCATTTGTATTCAAGAAAGTAGAAAATAATGAAGAATTATCGCCGGAAGAATTAGAAGATATAGAACAAGCTGAATTAGAAGAAAAGAAGGCATATGAACAGATGTCTTTCAGAGAAAAGGCAGCATATAATGAAGCTAAAAGAAAAGAATTACTTCAACAACAATTTACTTGGGAATATATGTTATTAGATTTGACTAAAGGAGATATTGTTGCAGCTCATGCAATATTTGAATTTGAAATCTTATACGTTTTCAATATGATGAATGCATCACGTGCAGATTAATATTCTTAATAACCATTTACTAATAATACAGGAATAGGCAACTCATTTTGGGTTGCTTTTCCATTTACTGCATCTTCAACCATTGCATTTAAAATCTCGGCATAGATATTTTCTAATTCAATTGCCATGGCTTCACTATTTTCTAATTGTTGAGTTAATCTATATCGTTGATTCAAATAAACAAAATAATTCATTGTTTCAATATTAACATAAATCTTATCTGCCACTTTAATTGAGACAATAGTATTATTATACAATCTACCAGAATCGTATAATCCAGCAGATTGTATAATATTTTTAAGAGTTGTTGTTAATGTTGCACTTATCATTATGAAATGTTATCGTTAAATATACAGTTATCACCAGTTACCTGGATTTGAATTGTGATATATACACCTTGAAGTCTATCTTTTGTTATATTATTAACTGGATTTGAAATCAAAGAATAATCAATGTATACATCATTATCATCTTGGTTATCTAAATAATCTATAAGATCACATAAAATACTATATGTCAAAGATAAATTACGATTAGTCTGATTTAAAACTAACTTATTATCTCGTTCAAGATTAATATCAATACGTGCAGTAAGACAATAAACATTGAAAGAATAGACATCAGCATTATATTCTGCCAATGTCTTAATCTTCATAACGTTATTTAATACTGCATACAATAACGGAAAATCTTCGTCATGATTTGTAAAATCTTCAATTCTGTCTAATGTATCAGATTTGAATCGTTTAACTCCAGGATGTTGATTAGCAAAATCCTCGATTATTTGTAAAACATTTATGTAATTCATAATTATAATTCTCCGTTTGTATCATATTTTTTTACTTTGTTTGAAGTTGTTTCCAACTCAGTTACAGAAACAGTTGATTCAACTTTAACAGTCATTGCATTGTTTCCATTATTTCCATTTCCATCAGCAGCTTTGCTTTGTGAATATTCACTTGACATTCCTGTCTCATTCATATCTGCTGCTAATTGTGGTGTAGCAATACTTGGTGCAGTAGGTGCACTTGGCGGTGTTCCTGATTCGTATTTAGTTGACTTAATTTTAGCAATATTCATTGCACCCATTACACCAACAGCAGCAGCTAATATACCACCGACGATTGGACCAGCTATTGGACCTAATTGCATTGCACCTGCAAAAGCAGAAACCATACCTTGAACCATAGAGATTGTTGCTTGCGCAATCTTCATTTTCTTATCTTGTTCAAAAGCTTTCTTTTTGATTGCTTCTTCTTGTTGATAACGTTGCATATCCATAGCATATTTCTGTCTGTCAAACTCTTCTTGTGAAATCAAACCGTTATCCAACTGTTGTTGTAACTTAGCTTCTTGTTCACCAAATTGCTTATCCAAATTATCAAGCTGTTCTTGTGTCTTCTCTTGATTTGCTTCTGATACAGCAGATAAAATATCGTTAACTCCACCTAAAACTGCTCCAGCAGCTTGTAATGAAGCTTGTGCAATAGCACGTGACTTCTCTTCACCTGTAAGATTCGGATCATTCAAAGCACCTGCAATATTTTCAAATCCAGATGTAATACCGCCCAAGATATTACCTAAACCTTCTGAGTATGTACTACCAATAGCATCTAAACCAGACTTGATTGCACCATTAACAGCATTCAATTGACCAACAGTCTCAGCTATTTCTTTTGCTCTATCTTCAGTTTGTTTATCTTGAATTGCTTTACGATTAGCTATGAAATAATTCAATGCAGCTTCGCCGCGTTTTTGAGCCCATTCCTTTTCTAAATCTGCTCTTTGCTGTTCAGACAACTCAGTGTTTTTTAATAAGTTTTTATAATACGTTTCAAGATCTAACAAATCTTGTTTGTATTTCTTCTCATTTTCATTCTTAGTCTGATCAATATAGTGTTTACGAATCTCTAAACGTTTTGCTTCAGCCTCTTCAGTCTTCTTAGTATCTGCTTCTTCACGTTTATCGTTTATAGCATCAACTTCTTTTTTAGTTTTATTTGCATAATACGTTTTAATCTTCTCTTCGTTCTCTGCATTCTTTTTCAATTGTGCTTCGCGTTCTTCAGCAGTTAATTTAGTATTGGCTAAAATAATATTCTTCTCATCAGTCAAAATTTGTAAAACTTTAGTCTTCTCCTCTTTTAACTTTTCAGTCACAACATAGATTTGCTTATCAAACTCGTTTTCAATCTTATCAAGTTTGTCATCATACAAAATTTTATTAACTGCTTCTTCAGACTTACGAACTAAATCTTCATATTTCTTTCTGAATTCTTCTTCTTTCTTTAATTGCTCATCATGCGCCTTCTTATTATTTTCTGCACGTTTTTTATTTTCTTCTGCAGCTTGTTCAGTTTCATTCTTTCTAAACTCTTTAACTTCTTTAACTGTTTGTTTAGTATTTAATTCAATCTGACGGTTAATATCTTGGTAATCGGCTTTGTATTTATTGAAGTCGCGTTTACGTTGTTCTAATTCTTCTTTTTCTTCATCATCAAGATCACCTTTTAATTCTTGCATCTTAATATATGAGTATGCTTCTTCAGCATTTGCTTCAATTACTGCTTTAGTTGATTCTAATTTTTTTCTACGTAAATAACCAATATTCCAAATATCCTTCTCAGTCAATTTGTCTTTCATTTGAATCTCAGCAATAGCAGAATCCAATTCTTTTTGACGAGCGTAATCTACATCTTCTTGATCCTTTACTTTCTGTTGTGCAGCTTTGTGAGCAGCTTCAGCTTCTTTTTGTTGAGCAACATTTGTCCAACCTAATGCATCTGTAAAAGCATTGATGATGTCAATACCTTTTTGAAATAAATCCATGACCCAACCAATAGCATCGCCAATAGCATCGAATAATTTACCAACAATTCCTAATGAATCTTTCAATTTATACAATGCTACACCAACTGCAGCAATGATTGCACCAATCAATATAATAGGATTAGCAAGTAACGCAGCTGTAAATTGCCATACACCAGCAGATGCAGTTTTTAATCCAGAGAATAAACCTTTAAGTCCTTGATCACCACCCTTCATTGCTTGATTCAAAGCAGTCATCTGTGTTGCTGCAGTTTTAAAATCAAGATTCATTAAAGAGTCTTTTACACCAGCAAATGCTTGTGAAATACCACCAATACCTTTTGCTCTTAATGTCATGGCATCAATTTGTGCATCTGCTTGTTGTACGGCAGCACGCATTTGACCAGCACGTTCAGCTAATTGTTGAAATTCTTCTGAGTTAGATTGTCCAGATAATGCAAGTTGATACATTCTATCTTCCAATTCACCTATCTGTCCAGTTACTGGTTGAATAGCACCATACAAATCTTCAAATGATGCAGTCAAATTGTTACTGTCAAGCTGTGTGATAGTTTGATTTAATCCTTGAATAGCTGTATTATTATCATCAATAGCAGTTTCAAGTTCTTGCATACGTTGAACTTGTGCAGGCGTAACAGTCTGCATGCTATTTAATCTTTGAAATTCGTCTTCTAATCGTTGTGTTTCGTCTGTTAAATCTCTTACGGCTTGTCTTGCTTGAAGAACTTGCGTAGTATCTATATTAATTGGAACCATATTTTGTTAGTATCTTTATATGTATATATTATTTTTTAACCAAGAATTTTTATTATTCATTTTTTAGTTGTATTATTGCATTAACTTATAATTATTTTTAACTATGGCTTTTGTTTCAGGACAAGAAGTACAATACTAAAAGTTACACTATTAATTTAAGTAATAATAGTATATCTTTGTGGGTAACTTTTATTTGTTTTGTTAAAAGAAAAGAGGAGCAATTAAAACTCCTCTTTTTTATGCGAATTGTATTTTTTGATAGTTTAATCTTGAATGCCAAGATACTGTTGTTCCAGCTGTTCCTGTTCCTCTTACTAAGAATCTTGTACCACTAAATGTAGATACTGATGAAGCAAATGTTGTTGCACCTGTATCTCCAGTAGAAGCATTATATGCAGTAATAACAACTGCACTCATTACACCAGCAATATTTTTTACTAGTATTCTACCAGACCAAGTTCTTGTTGATCCTCTATTTGTAGCAGAAGTAATAGTTGCCATTGTAGAAATATCAAACAAGTAAGCAGTATTTGTTGGAATATTGATACCAGCTAATCCTGCACCAGTAGTTAAATTAGTCAACGTATTATTCGTTGTAACCACATTTAATTGTAATGTACCTTCTTGATTATTCAATGAAGATAATTGACCAATACCTGAAGCTCTTTCACCAAACTCAGTAACAACAGTTGAAACACCATATTGCAATGTAGCAGATACAGATGTAGCAGAGTGACCAGTACCACCAAGAATAGTTGCATTGTTTGTATTAGTCAATGTATGACCAGAACCACCCATGATAATGTTACCTATAACTTGTGCACCAGTATTGTTAGTGATATTGCTATTTTCAGCGCCAATAATATTACAAGTACGTAAATTAGATGCATTAGCTAATGATCTGATGTATGAGTTATTACCACCATAAATACCAGTGTAAATCATCAATGAAGTATCTGATGGACTTGATTGATAAATTGCACAACCTTGTGAACCAATAATTGTAGAGTTATATAATGAGTTAGCTGTAGCATTACCATTAACACCCATATAATTATCATTACCACCAAGAATTGTAGACCATGCAGAACCTATAGACATAATACCTAATATAGTTCCAGTATTATAACCTTGTGCGACTAATGAACTCTTACCAGAAGCATAAGTAATAGTAGTACCTGTACCTTTATACAATCCAATGATAGCATTACCATCACCACCTCTTGCAGTGTTATATGTACCACCAATAATACTTGAATAATTAGTTGATGATGAAATGGTATTATTAGAACCACCAGCAATAAAACAAGCAGATGATGCTATTTGATTTGTATCACCACCAGCAATTACTGAATAATCACCAGCTGAAACTGTTACGTTATTCTGACCACCAATAATAACAGATGCAGTCGATGCATTGTTTGTGTGTGCGATACCACCAATAATACCACCCCAGTTAGAAGCAGAAGTATTATTTGCACCACCCAAAATAAAACCACCAGATTGTGTTTGAGTATTATTAAATCCACCAACAACAGCAGATACAACACCTGATGTAGAGTTTGGTTTAAGCGATGAACCACCAACAACAAATGAATTTGCATCAGTAGCATCATTAAAACCAGATTGTGTTCTAATTGAATTAGTTCCTGATGAACCAGGTCTCCATAGAGAGTTATTAGTAACGAAAGTAGCATCTAATGCTAATACTGGATTACCAGATACACCATTACCATTAGTTACAGTAATTTGACCAGCAGTTCCTGTAATTGTACGTTGTGCCCAAGTATCAGTTGCAGTTCTAACAGCAAAACCTGTAGATGCAAGATTTTCTAAAGCATTCAAATCATTTGCTAATGCAAGTGTTGGATTAGCGGAAATACCGTTACCATTCGAAATAGTAATACCAGATGCAGGAGCTACAATAGTTCTATTGACCCAAGTAGTTGATGATGTTTGAACTACAATACCATTTGAATTATAAGCATCCCAAGCAGTAAGTCTAGATGACAAACCACCAGGCGATTGCCATGATGCAACACCAGATCCGTTAGTAGTTAATACTTGACCGGCAGTTCCGTCAACAACTGGAATTGAATATCCACCGACAATAGATATTGCAGTAGCAGTCAATACTATACCAGAGTTAAATGCAATATTATTAGTGATACCGGATCCAATATTAGTTGAACCAGACATAATAATATTGTTAGCACCAGTTGTATTACCATTAATCAATACTTGAGCCAATGTAGGAGTCAAGAATGAAGTTGTTGGAATACCATTGATTTGATCGGTCCATATACCACCAGCAGATGGTGTTATATTATCACCAACAACCAATACATTTCCTAAGTTAGCAGGAGCGGTAATGTTAGAACCCAAATATATACCTGGAGAATCTAATACATTTTCATCACCATTAGATACTACATTATTAGCAGTAATAACATTATCAACACCAGATACTTGAACATTGTTACCATAGATCATATTGGTATCACCTAATGACTTAACCATATTTCCTACAGAAATAGTTCCATTACCAATGATTGTAGATCCTTTACCATCAGCAACAGAATTGTCACCAATGATAACAGATGTTGAATCACCAACGTTTCCTATACCAATCAATCCACCTATTGTACCAGCATTACCATTTGTAAAGTTACGAACAATGTTACCGTAGATATGTGGTTTAACTGTTCCTCCATTTGGTGTTGGTACCCAAGGTTCAACTGGTTTTGTATCACCCCAGTTTATAATTCTTCCAACACCTGTACTTTGTAAATCATCAATTGAAATCAACTCAACTTTAGTCTTATATGTTTTAGTTGGGTTGAAGTCAATTATCTTGTTAATGTAATAGTATGCATTATCAAGGTAGATAATATCATTCAATGAGATGTTGCGAATATCTACATCTGTCAAATATAAATAACAAGTGAAAAGTCTACTCTTATTGATCTGATGGAATGTACGTCTCCAATATGTATTTATCAAGTTAGTACTCGTCATGCTTGAATAGTTATGAAAATAAGATTCAGCCGTACCAAAGTTCAAATCATATGTAGGTGTATTCGGATCATCCAAGTGTGTAGTGATTGGATATGTTGTAGCAGTAGATTCGTTTCCTGGGTAGTTAACAATCTGGTATGAATTACAACTTCTTTCACCTGTATCAAACAATAAACGTAATGAATCTTGTGTTGTTAAATCTGTAACATACTTATCACCATCCATATTAATAGGAGATGGTGAGAATATGATTTCTAATTTATCTTCACCCTTAACATACTCATTATCAAATATAAATGTAGCAGAACCATAAGTCTTGTTGTATTCATTAAAGTATGCCTCATTATCGATATACTTGTCTTGTTTGTAAGACATATACATTCTCTTATTAGAAATCTCAGACAAGAATTCATGAGAATGTTCCATCTCTTTAATGAACTTCTGTGTGAAGTCTTTCTTAACACCAGTATCGTAATAGTTATCACGTGTAGTAAAGATCAATAAATTCTCATCGTACTTATCAGCGTATACATAGATGTTATGCATATTCAAAATACTTTTAAAGAACTCAGCCTGCTTTACTTTCTGTGGAATAAAGTTATTCATATCGATAACACCGCCAAAAGATAAACCAGCATTTGGAATTGACACAGAATAAGTTAATGTCATTGATTGAATATCAACTTCAGGTCTAAAGTTTCCAACATATGCTGGGGTAGAATCAACCATGCGGTGTCGCTTATTACCTGTTCCTTCTTCAATAGCAAATCCCGTTTTCACAGTAATGACATCTCCTGCCACTACTGATACTGTTAATGATGTAGTAATTGCCTCAATAGAAATCAATGTTCTTGTTGATGCTGTCCAAGTATGCGCAGTTGGTTGAATAGTTACTGTACCTGTTCTTGTTTCTATACCTGTATCAACACCATTCTTAAATATACGGTTACGCACTTGTAATTTTGCATAACCAGCATTCACACCAGTATATGTAAATATATCAAATGCATTAAAGTTATTGATATAACCGGCATAACGTTGTCCAACAGTTACTGTTAAGTTACCAGTAAATTGTGCTGTATAACTTGTAGGGGTATAGCTGTTTGATGGGTCATTCAATTCAATTGTATTAGCAATGATTGGATCCGACGATGGAATAGATGTAGGAAATGCAAATAATCCTTGTGAACCAACACCAGAAGTTAAACCATTAATAGTAACTGCACCACCTGCTTTAGCAGCACTTGCAGCATAATTAACTACATTATTCATTGTAGTTCCTTCTGCTTTATTTGTAAAAGGTACCAACAAACGTCTGAAGAATAAATCATCACGTGTAGGATCTGTTAATACAGAATTAGTAACACCAATCTCTGGGAATGTGTATCTGAATCCTGCATCTTTAATGATACGGTTCCAGTATGTCCATAAGTATGTAGCAGGTTTGAACATAGGTAGTGTAATCTTACCTGATGTTGTCTTCTGATAAAGAAACTTATATCCATCTGTATAAGTATTGTTAAATGAATTCTTTACGAATGTTGCATTATAAACAAATCCACCACCAGCATTTCCTGGTACATCCGCAGTTGTAAATTCTATATCAGTCAATTCTTTATCTTGAATCGCGCCAAAGAAGTCAGCTTGATTTGATTTGATATTGATTTCGTAAACAATAGAATATTCTCTTTGTGAGTTTGGTTGTACTTTATTGATTGCTGTCAACTGCATGATACAGTTATCCATAAACATATCATCATTTACGAAGATACAACATTTCTGAATCTTATTGATATTGAAGTATAAATCATTTGGATCAACATTAACATCAAAATAATAACTCAATATTCTATTGTTCTCATCAGTACCTGCAATACTAATAGATTTTGATGTAGTCGATTTACGCTTACTCAAATCCTTAATATCAGCAAGTGATAATGTAAATGGAAAATCTGAATCTTCAGTTAGTGTCAAGTAACCTTCAACTTTTCCGTATAGCTGTATTTTTATGTTCTTAGTCATTAATAGTTAATGTTATTTTTATTTGATAATTTTACTTGTACTGTTCTACGTCTCAAACCACTTCTCTTATCTGATAATGAATCTACTGTTGTATCTACTATATCACATCGTTGGTATGAACCATTTAGTTTTATATATGTATTCGGTGAGCTTACCAACTGTTCAAAGTATTGGTATTGTGTTCTGTTTTTAATTGTCTTTGTCATCAGTGTATATGTCTCATCAATATCAACAGTGATATTAGTAGTACCTTGTGCAGTCTCTGGATTATAAGTTGAACCACTCATCTGAATTGGTTGATTGTATGTCTCTTTAACAACTGAAGTAGATTTAGAATGCAAAGCTTCAAATGCAAATGAATTATAACCACCCATGCGGTCTTCAAACAATACTTCAATATCAGAACTCTTACAATTATCTGTTACATAGATTCTATACTTATGTGAAATCTGTACATCTGCAGAAGTTGTAACCCAGAAATCGTAGTACTTAATTGTTGAGTTAAACAATGAACCTGTTCCAGTTGTATATCCAGATTTTAATGCAACATTTGCATAACGAATCTGTTTAGCATTCGCTGTGGCATTCACAGTCTTAGTGAATGTTGCACCATCATTACGTTGGTAATACAATTTAACTTGACCAGTATATTCAAATGGCCAGAATAAATCTTGTGTACTATTGATATAGAATTCATCTTGAAAATTAGTAAACAAGAATCTAATTGCTGGTGTAGATGTTGTCAATACATTTGATGTAGAGAAGTTATACGTAGGCCAGTTGAATACAGGAATAGTGCAGTTATACAATGTGAATGTAGAAGATGTAAGCAAATTATCAAAATTTGTTTTTCTATTGTCAGCGAATGTAATAACTCCTGGGTTTAGCGGTGTAGATTGAAATGGTTCATTTACTGTAACTCCATATGTAGATACTGCAATAACGTTATATAATCCTCGTAATTGAGGAAATATAGTTGGGTTAGTAGGTATAATATTAATAGCATCTCCAACATTGAATGGATGTGGTGTTACACCAGGGGACTGCAGACATTGAGTATCTCCGACAAATACTGTATCGTCATATGGCCAGTTCTGAATGTATGATTCGCCGAACACTAATCTATATCTTAACTTAAATGTAGAAGATGTATAAGAACCAGTAGAAATCAATGTACTTGGTACAATGTTACTATTCATTACTGATTTCAATACAGCAGATACATCGAATTCACCGTAACCATCAACCGGTCTTGGTGCTATTGGATTTGTTTGAAATATGATTGTTCCAGTATCTACATCTTCTATACGCATGATGTATCTGAAACCTTGATTCAATTTATTAGTTGAATCAATCAACCATTTGTTAGCATTATGTACGCTATTCAATGATGGTGGATTTGCTATAATTGATATTGCCATGATTTTTGTTATTCTTTTATAAGTATATATTAATTACTCGAAGTGATTTTTTGATTAAAGTTCTCCAAGATCTGGTGGTAAAACATATTTAGGTCCAGCATTTTTACCAAGCTCCATCCAGAATACATAACGAATACTATCTATACTGTGATTGAATGCATCTATAGGTTCACCTGCTTTCTTATCTGACCAGATATATTTGTCTATCTCATACAATACATTCTCAGATCTTGATGTGATTAGCATATCATAGTCTTGCATTAAGAATATACCTTGTTTAACAGAACCTGGTTCCTTCTTAGTTCTACGAATGTTATGTCCTTTAGCTTGTAACTCTGCTTCTAAACGTTGATCATTATCAGACCATATAGTTACTGATCTATTTAGATTACGTAATATATCACTAATCTGTTCTGTCTTAAGTTTTGTTTTATAAGCAATCTCATCAATGATAATCTTAATTGCACCGTTAGGATCTCTCCATTTATAAACAGCAACAATAGCAGTTGGATCTGGGTTATAACCCAAGTCCATTCCATATCCAATCAATTCTGCATCTTTAGGTATCGTATCAATGACATCCCAGTTTTGAAATACTGCGCCTTCTAATTTACCGATCTTACCAAAGATATAAACATTACACCAGTTCTTCCAAAACTCTGATGTTGCTGCACGTTTTAATTTGCGTAATAAGTTATCGATAATTGTTTGCGGTAATGCATACTTACCAGTAATGCAATCTTTGTTATCTTCATAAGTAAGAATGATTAATTCAGCATCGTCTTCTTGTAGAACTTCTGTATGTGGCCAGAATTGATTTGCCGGATTAAAGTCAATATAGATGTCACCACTTGTTCTTGATTCTAATTCAGTATAAACTGCAAATTCTACACCTTTGTTTGCTTCATTAATATACAATACATTTCTTCTTGAACCTGTTGCTTTGTCTAAATCTGCGTTCATGAATTCAATTACAGATCCATTATTAAATGTATAAATCAATTCAGATTTGTTCCAACACTTAGGTTGAAATCGTTGTGTAGCTTTCATTATCTTTAAGAAATCTCTCAATGCACCTTTCTTTAAATGCGCAAGAGTTCCAGCCACAATTGTTATTGTGATGTTAGGATTGATTAAAGCTTTATTAATTAAAATAGGTAGAATACCAAATGTCTTACCAGCTGATGTTCCACCTTGAACAATCTTCTTACGTTTAGTCATTGCAAGAATCTTGTTTATTGCTATTGTTCTTACAAAGTTATTCATATGGTACGTCTTCTATTGTTGAATCTGGTTTTACATCAGGGAATAATGGCAGCTCTATGTTATAATTTGTAATACTAATGTTATATAAACCACAAATTTGATTGATCTCTTTCATAATCAATAACCAAGTCTTAGTCAATGAATTATAAGTATCTACATCGAATGAATCATCCATTAATCTTTCAATCTTATTTACTTGATTCAATAACTTTTCTAATTGGAAGTTTAATGTGATACCATTTTCTAATGCTAGTTCAGTATAGATTCTATTTATCTCTGCTCTTACTGCTGGATTCTCTTTTAATTTACATCCGTATTGTCTTGCACTTGATTCTGCATAACCAGCTCTTATTGCGGCTTGAGTTGCATTTCTATCTTTAGTAAATTCTAAAGCAAATAGTAATTGTTTATCATTAAGTTCTTCGGTATCAGCAACTTGTAATTGATGAATAGTAGAATCATCTTGTATTGGAGTTTGTCCATCAAGAATATCTTTTAACTGGTCAAGTTTTTGTCGAGTGTTA